TAACCAAGGCCGCTTTAGCCATCCAGAACAAAGCAACAATTGACGTCATCGGACTGACGGGAAGTCTGCGAACGAAGCTGCTGTCTCAGTTCACAGCCTTCAACAACCGTAAGGTCGCAACAGGGCAGGAATCACAGAACTGGATCAACGTTGAAATTCAGGCCGGGTGGGATTCAGCCGACAGCAAACAATCCGTTGCGCCGTCCACCGTCTTCAAAGGGCAAGTCGCAATTTGCGAGCCAACATCCGGGCCTCCAAACGTCGGCGTTCGCTTGACGTGCTACACAAGACAGATAGACCGAACGGCGTGGGTGTCCGCTCCAGCGCCAGACCAGACGACTTTCAAAGAGTACGTCACGTGGGCGGCAAACCAAATGGGTTTCGGGTCAAACTTCATTTGCGATACCTCATACAACTCGGTTATTATAAACAACCCTGCGCGAAGTATTCTTTCAATAGCATCCTTGCTCATCGATATTCAAGACATGTACAAGCCGGATGTTGCGGCATTTGTCGATGACGACCTGCTGATTGTGAAAGACAGAAACAAGATTATGAATCCCGCGCAAACGGCAGTTTTGAGCGAATTCATAGGAATTCCAGGATGGACTGAATGGGGCATTGGATTTCAAACCCTATTCGATCCTACCATCAAACTTGCCCAAGGCGTATCCATCACGTCATCGATGAATCCGAGTCTGAATGGGACGTATGTTGTGCTGGAATTGGAGTATGATCTGTCCAGTCGTGACGGCCCCTTTTACGTCAAACCAGGGGCAAGTCCTCCAGGATGATATGAAAAAAGTTAGAGAGTTTTCCGCATTCGGAAAGAGATATCGTTGCGAGCAGTTTTCTGCAATGAAAGGCCTGGAGCTGATGGGGCGGCCAAATAACATCCACCCATGCGAAATGCTTTCGAGCACGCGGGTGCTGACAAATATCGGCGCTTGGGCCGATATGTCTGACGACGAAATATTGAATGACAACGTCATCGATTTGGCGCACGTCCTGCCGCCCAGGGTCGTTCTTGACGGTATTCTTTCCCTTGTGCACGACTTCAACTTTGCTTTCCTAGCGAGTTGGAAAAGCGTCAAAGTTCCTTTAAGATTTGTTGATGGTGCGAACTCGGTCACCAGCGCCAACGTCGAACCGATGGCATCTCAGCTCATTCAAGATGACGTGGCAACGCTTCAGCAGCTTGAAGAGTATTACTCACTTGAGGATGCGTTCAAAATGTTCGATACTCTTATGGTGAAAGGTGTGAACCTGGCCTTATCGCAAGAGGCTGCGCTGAAGAAAAAATAATTGGTGATGTTCTTTGTTGTGCGGTCGTCGGTATAATATCGAAAATTCAATGGAGTCTGCATGGCCGCATCGGATCAACCTCTAATCGCAAACACGTCAAGCGACAAGCAGCGATTGCTTAGTGCGCTGATGTCCGCGCTGAGAAACAGAGAGTTGGACTCTGATCAACTATTGCCTGCCGTAATTGTTTCGTTTGATCGCGTCAAAAACATCGCCGTCGTTCAGGCACTCATAAAGTGGGTGGACGTGAATGACGGGCTGCACAGCCGGAATCCCTTGGCAGGCATCAACGTCCTATCCATCGGCGGCGGCGGGTTCCACATCAGCTTCCCTTTGAATCCAGGCGACATAGGCTGGATTTTTGCTCCAGACCGCGACATATCTTTGTTCAAGCAGTCGCTTAAAGAATCGACGCCGAATACTGGACGGCTCCACAAGTTTGAAGACGGTTGGTTTGTCCCTGACGTATTCCGAAACTATACGATCAACGGCGCTGACACAAGCGCAATGGTGATTCAATCTACTGACGCGACGACGCGGATTTCAATCCAAGAAGGCATCATCACCATCACCGCGCCGACAAGTGTGAAGATTGATACGCCAACGGCCACTTTCACAAATAACGTAGTAATCCAAGGCAACTTGAATGTCACTTCGCAAACGACAACCGGAACGCTGAACGTGCTATGAGTGGAGTAGCTATTATTGGAACGACATCGACGCACGGCGGGTCTATGATTGCCGCGTCCGGTGCCAATTTCAATGCGACAGGAGGCGTTGTTTGCCTTGTCGGCGATTCACACAGCTGCCCTATTCCCGGTCACGGTATAACACCGATTGTGTCTGGAGGCTCTGTCGATGCTAAGTTGGGCGGCGTTGCAATAGCCAAAAACGGATCAGTTGCAGGGTGCGGCGCGCAACTGAGTGGTAATTTTGCAAATCACATATCGATAACATGACCGCTCAATATCAGTACATAACAGATACCGGAACGATCGTTGCTGATACGGCAACTATCCTGTCTGATGTGCAAGGTGAATTCCAGACGGCCCTTGGTGCCAATATAAATTTAGCAGCAAGCACGCCGCAAGGCTCTTTGGTGACAGCTGAGACGATTGCGCGAACGAACGTAATGCAGAACAACGCCGAAGTCGCCAACCTGATCAACCCTGATTTGGCGTATGGTACTTTTCTTGACGCCATCTGCTCTTTCCTTGGCGTCACACGCGGAACAAATCAATCCACCGTTGCCGTGGGCGTCACGTTCGTCGGAACGATGCCGACAACAATACCAGCAGGATCGCGCCTGGAAACTGCTGCGGGTGATATCTATGTGACGGTCGGCACAATCGTAATACCGATAGGCTTGACGGTCACTGGCACGATTCAGTCCCAGGCTTACGGCCCGATTCCATTGGCAGTTGGCAGTCTGACGATTCTTGACGGCACGATTGGCTGGGCGTCTGCCGCGATTACCGGGAGTGAAACCATAACCATCGGCACTCTTGCGTTGCAAGACCCTCAGTTGAAAAACGCACGTAAATTGCAACTCGCAACGCAAGGCGTCGGGTCGTCTGCCGCAATTTTGGCTGCAGTGCTGCAAGTGCCAAATGTCACGTCCGCCCTCGTTGTCGAAAATAATACAGGAGCAGCGGGCGTTGTAAACGGCGTTACTTTCACCCTCCCCAACGCCATGTGGGTGTGCGTGGACGGAACGGCAACGAACGCGGCAGTTGCCCAAGCACTATACAACGCGCACAACGGTGGGTGTCCTTGGGACTTCGGAACATCCAGCGGCGTTGCTGTGAATTCGCCAAACGGTGTCGCAGCGATTGATCCGGCAACAGGGCTGATTTACAATGCCAAATTCACCAACCCGGCGCTTTACGATTGCTACATCAACATAACGGTGCACCAGGCCAACAGCGTATCGTCGCCGTCGCCTGCAGTCCAAAACGCCATCGTCAACTACGCGACAGGCCAAGAGCAAAACGAGTCTGGATTCGTAATCGGCGCGAACGTCTCAGCATTTGAAGCCGCAGGAGCGGTTGCGCGCCAGCTGCCCGGCATCTACGTCAAGGCGTGCTCTGTGGCTTGCGTACCGCACGGCTCTGCTGCCCCATCGTATCCAAGCGCTTATGTGCCTGAATTCGTCATGCCGATGTTTGGCCGCGCCGTGCTTTTGCTGAACAACGTGACGGTGCAAGTAGTATGACTATGACCCCGTACAACGGCGATTTGACGCAAGCCCTTAAATGGCTGCAGAACAACGCGCCGAATATTCAATCGCTTGTCAATCAGAAGGCGAATTGGTACACGCAGTTCAACGATCAATTCTGGGCGGATTGGGAAACAAACATATTCAACATCAGTACGGCCAACCCATTCGGAATAATGATCTGGTGCATTATCCTAAATGTTCCGGCGTCGTTATTCGGCCTCTACGTCACCGGGCAAACGTCATGGGCATATGGCGCGAATCGACAAAACTACGTATACAGTGCGCTGCACGTCGAATCCAACCCAAACACGGTCGGCGGCAACTTCTATGGCGGTGAAAACACAACCATCGTAAACATTCAAGAAGCTAGATGGGTTTTGATGCTGCGGTGTGCCGCGCTTGTATCGAATGGCCGATTGAGCTATATCAACCAGATGTTGAAGTTCATTTTCAACAGCAATCAGGCCTGGAACTTTCCCGGCAAGAGCTACTTCTATGTCACTGATTCGACCGCGCCCGCACAAACGCTTGTCCCAACCGCGCCAGTCACAACTCCGTTTTACATGGAGTATCGGATTGGATTGAATTTTTCCGTATCCTCACAGTTCATCAACATATTGAACTCTCCACAGTACGGCATCGTGCCGACTTGCGCAGGCAGTAAATATCTAGTTGTCCAGGAGACTTAATTGACCATCACCGCGCCGCTCATAGTGCAATCGTTTGCAAATTCCGGGGATTTGGCCGTTCCGCCGCAGACCGATCCAAGTGGGTTTGTGAACTGGAATCAGGGCTACACCCCATTTTATGAAATTCAATTGGGCGTCGGAAACCCGCAGGCCAAAGCCGTTGAACGTCCAGTGCAGAATGCCCTGTTCAACATTGTCACATCAAACATAAGCGCTTGGCAACAGCTTGGGTTCTCTCCTTGGCAATCTGCCATGCCAGGTGGATACAATCAGAATGCGCAAGTAATGCGCCTGAACGGAAGTGCGGTCTGGACTCCGTATCGCTCGTTGGTTGGGTCTAATGTGTCCGATCCGCTGACTACGCCCGCTCAGTGGGAATATGTG